TCCCCAGTTACAGAGTTACAGAGTGAAAAAGTTTTTTTTTGACTCTGTAACCGTCTGAAAGCCTTTAGCACCAACCAATACAGTAAAAAAGGTTACAGAGTTACAGAGTTTATAGTATTTACCTAGAGAAAAAGGTTTTCACTATATTTTGCAGTTACACTTTTACACACACATATATATATAGGGTTTAAAGATGCTAATTTTTGCCCCACTCTGTAACCGAAGCCCTAAACCCCGTGGTAGTAGGGGTTTCAGCGGTTACAGAGTTCTATTTTCAGGCCTTTGACTCTGTAACCCGAGAATTACCTTAAAAAAGTATTATATTCACATTATGGAAAAAAGCGAAGCAAAACACCAGGCAGAAGTTGTACTATGGTTTTGGAATACCTACAAAGAATTTAGAGGACTACTCTACCACAATTTTAGTAACCCCAGAAATAAAGTTAACGGCGCTCAACTTTTAGCTTTAGGACTTGTTAAGGGCAACCCGGACCTTACCCTAGCCTTACCTCGTGGCGACTTTGGAGCGCTTTATATTGAAATGAAGAAACCAGGCGAAAAGCCGAGAAACTCACAATTAAAGCAGATGGACCGACTAAAAGCCGCTGGTAATTGCGTAGAATGGGCCGACAATTCGGAACAGGCTATAGAATTAATTAAAAAATACCTATCTTTAATAAAAATGTAAAATGCCTATTTTTGACTATTCATGTGATAATTGCGGCGGCGTAAAGCTGGACGAGTTAGTAAGAAACCCGGACGAGGTTATAAGCTGCGAGGACTGCGGCGAGGTAATGACTAAAGGGATAGGGGCGCCCGCTTTACTAGGTTTTGATAGTAACGGGACGAGTAAAAGCGTTAGCCGCTCTTAAACGTTGTGGCCTATAGTAATGTCTATGTCTGGGAAATCTTCTAGCATGAGATAAAGATAAAAGTTTTATAGGCGTTAAAAAATGGTTTTAGACATATAAAATTATGACTTATGGCAGATAAAATAAAGTTAACAGATAAGCAAAAGAGATTTTGTCAAGAGTACGTTATAGACTTTAACGGAACGAGGGCGGCAGAGGCGGCTGGATATTCTAAAAAGACCGCAAGAGCCACGGCTTACGAAACCCTCACAAAACAATACATACAGGACGAAATTAGAAAATTGACTAAGAAAACAACCGATAAATTAGAGGTTTCGGCCGAGCGGGTTGTTGCTGAATTAGCTAAAATGGGCCTTACCTATAAGGACAAACTAGGAGACTTTACACTAGATAGTAGCCACAAATTAAAGGCCCTGGAAATGTTAGCGCGTCATACGGGAGCATTTAACAACGACGAAAGCGGCAAAGCTACTATTAAGGTTAAATTTGGAGGTAACAAGTAGATGGCTATAGAGGTAGAGTTTCCCGCCTGGTCCGAAATGGTTAACCCTCCTTTTGCTGGTCTACTAGATAATAAGGACCGCTACATTTTGATGTGGGGCGGCAGAGGGTCCGGTAAGACCGATAGCACACAAAAAAAAATAATTGTTAGGATGCTAACGGCTAATTACTTCAAGGGTATTTTAGTGCGTAAAGTTTACGACACGATTAAAGAGAGCCAGTACGAAGGGATTAAGAACGAAATATATAGCATGGGCCTAGAGTCTTTGTTTAAGTTTACGGTTAGCCCTTTGTCCATTGCTTGTATAAATGGCAACAGAGTTATAGCTAGGGGCCTAGATAAGGCCGAAAAAATAAAAGGAGTTGACAACCCTACTTTTGTCTGGTATGAGGAGGGCAACGATATGACAGAGGAGGACTTTAACACCGTTACAACAACGGTAAGGAGTAATAAAGCGGACTATTTACAGGAAATATTTAGCTTTAACCCAGAGGCAGAAACGCCTAATTTTAACGATTTTTGGATATACAAAAAGTTTTTTAGCCATACAAACGAGAAAAATTTTCGCTCTACTATATCGGTAGAGGTAGAAATTAAAGGACTTAAAAAGGTAGTAGACTACTCTTACACGTCAATACATAGCACGTACAAAGATAATCCTCACTTACCCCCGGTAACTAAGGCTACCTACGAAGATTTTAAACGTACTAGCCCCTATTACTATAAGGTCTACACATTGGGACTATGGGGTAATAAAGAGGTGGGCAATAGGTTTTATAAAACCTTTGAAATGAGCCACGTAGATAAAACGGCTTACTGTTCATGGCTGCCGCTACATATTTCGTTAGATGAAAACGTTAACCCGTATTTAACTATGACAATACACCAGGCCGAGACGCTGGAAGGGGTAACGGAAATTCGACAAATAGCCGAAATATGTCTACCAAATCCTAGAAATACACTACGAACAACCTGCGAGGAGTTTAGCAAGCAATTCGCAGAGCATAAGGAGGGGCTTTATATTTACGGCGATAGGACCAGTAAAAAACAGGACACTAAGCTAGAGAAGGGCGAAAACTTCTTTACTTTAGCTAGTAATTACCTTGCTAAGTTTAGACCTAGCGAGCGGTTACCTACTAGAAACCCAGGAGTAAAAAGCCGGGGCGAGTTTATTAATCAAATATTTGCCGGAAATATTAAGGATGCTAAAATAGTAATAGGCGAGGATTGCACTAACTCAGTAGCGGACTACTTATATTTAAAAGAGGCGGCGGACGGCTTAAAATTCAAAGAAAAGACGACCGACAAAGCCAGCAAGGTAAGATTTGAGAAATACGGACATTGCTCCGACGCTAACGACTATCTTTACTGCGAGATATTTCGCCCACAATTTGACCGCTTTATTAGGGGCGGTATTATAAAAAAGCCTATATTTGGTAGTAGAAAACCTAAAAAGCGCTTTTAAAACATGGCTTTTATTGATAAAACGGACCTTTTAAGGTATATAGACGAGTCTACTATTGACCAGTTAACAGACAATAACGACGCGCTAGTAGTTGAAGCAATTAAGGACGCAGAGGAGCGAATTACTGAGAAGATAAGCCAGAGGGTAGACACGGTTAGCGAACTATCTAAGATAGACCCGGACCGCAATAGGTCCCTTTTAAAACATTGCATTAACTTATCAATATATTACTTATTCGAGCGCCTTTATACTGACGTACTGCCGGAAGGTAGAGTACAAGGTATGGAGACGGCCGAGAAGTGGCTAGAGGACGTTTACGGGGGCAAAATTAACGTTTCGTTGGATAAGAACGACGAAGAAAACCAGCAAGGATGGCCTTTGAGGTGGGGGTCTAATCAAAAAAAAGGCTCACAAAATTACTAAGCTATGAGTATTTTAGATAAGATTACAAATATTTTTAAGGACACTAAAGAGCCGGTAAAAAAAGCGCCTAACCTTAAAAAAAAGACGATAAAGCAACAGGTTTACAGGTTTAATCAAGAGCTGGACAACTGGAAACAGGGGATAGATGCCTTTGAAGACCCTTTTAATAGCACTACAATAGATTTAATACGAGTATATAACGACATCGTAATAGATGCTCACTTAACGGCTACTATAGAGGCTAGGATAAGCCGGACCTCCTCTAAAGACTTTAAAGTAATAGACGAAAAGGGCGACGAAATAGAGGACGAAAGTAATATATTTGCCTCTGAGTGGTTTAGGGATTTTATTAAATTGGCTTTAGAGTCTAAGTTTTACGGCTATAGCCTTATAACTTTCGGAGACAGACAAGGTAAATTCTTTGAAGGCGTAGACGTTTTTAATAGAGAATATGTTTACCCACAAAAGGCAGCGGTTAGAAAATCGCCATACGACACGACGGAACTAATGCCTATTAATAAAAACCCTTTTTTAGGTTGGTCTATAGGGGTAGGAAAGTCTAACGACATGGGCTTATTAATGAAGGCGGCCCCGTTAATTATCTTTAAAAAGACGGCTTTAGGCTCCTGGACTGAGTTCGCGGAGCTTTTCGGCACTCCTTTTAGATTTGGAAAGACTAACGTAACAGACGAGACTTTACGTGATAATATGTACGATATGCTGGACAACATGGGCCGCAACGCTTTTGGAGTCTTTGACGAGGGGGATAGTTTAGAGTTTATTAGGGATAATAAAACCGACTCGCACAACGTTTACAATGAGTTAATAGAACGAACTAATAGCGAGATAAGCAAATTAATTTTAGGCTCTACTATGACTATGGACGACGGGAGCAGTCGCTCACAGTCTGAGGTTCACGAAAGAACAAGCGGCGCTATAAATAAAGAGGACGCGTTTTTTATTACGGATTTAGTTAATAATAAACTTATACCATTTTTAAACACTTACCACGATTTTAATATAACGGGAGTTTGGACGTTTGACGACAAAGAGAACACTACAAAAGAGCAGCAGTTTAAAATAGACATAGAGCTAGTAAAAAACGGCTTTAATGTACCTAAAGAGTATTTTAGCACTACTTACGGCACGCCAATAGACGAACCTATAGAAGTAGAGGAGACAAAAGAACCAGCGGACGTAGAAAACGCATTAAAAAAAAAACTCTTTTCACTAGAGAATTACGAGACTTTCACGGGCTTAAATAGCTGCGAGGTATGTAATACTATAGATTTAAGCGACACACCGCCCCAGGAATGGGACGACGATTTTATAGACCAGATTATAGCGGGGGTACATACCGGCCTATACACGCTTGAAAAACTACCAAAGGCTTTATATTTAGAAACTGCGGACCGCTTAGTAAAATCTATGCTAGACGGAATAGCAGAGTCTAAGGTAATACCGGAAATAGCCAACCCCGACTTTATTAGGGCTTTGCGTAATAATGCCTACGTATTTAGCGGGGCTAAAACCTTCCAGGAGGTAAGAACAATGTCGGACTTTTTAGTAGATGAAAACGGCAACTTTAGGAGCTTTGCAGACTTTAAGAAAAAGGCGGCGGCTACTTTTGACCAATTCAATAAAAACTGGCTACGTACCGAAATGACACAGGCCCACAATACGGCAGAGGCGGCGGCTAAGTGGCAGCAATTTGAAAAAGAAAAAGAGGTATTCCCTATGCTGAGGTATGACACGGCAGGAGACGAGCGGGTAAGGTCCTCACACAAAGCACTAGACGGAGTAATTAAACCAGTAGACGACCCTTTCTGGAACACTCACGCGGTACCGAATGGCTGGAATTGCCGTTGTGAAATATTGCAAGAGTCTGAGGCGGTAGCTACTCCGGACGGAGACATAACACTACCCGACGACATACCGGAGAGTATGCAATTTAACCCAGGAAAGCAAAAGGTTTTGTTTAGTCCTGAGCATTCATACTTCCAAGTCGGCCCACAATTTGAGGACCTAATGCAGGACAATTTTAATTTACCGGAGCCGCCTAATGCCTAAAAAAAATAAACTTTCGCCACAATTAGAGGCCGCGCAAAAGAAGTTTAAGGCTAACGCTAAGATAATACTAGCTCAAGCGGCTAACGAGGCGGTTAACCATTTTAAAGCTAACTTTAAGCTGGGCGGGTTTATGGACAGGAGCCTGGAAAAGTGGAAGCCTAGAAAAAATAACAAAGATAAGGGCAGGGGTATATTAATAGGTAAAGGCTCCGGGCGTTTAAAGCGTTCTATAAAACGTTCAAGCCTTAGCGCTACTAGGACCATTATAGGAGTAAGCGGGACGCCTACAAAATACGCAAGCGTCCATAATTTCGGCCTTCGTGCTGGTAGAGGTAAAGGTTTTATTATGCCTAAGCGTCAATTTATGGGCGAAAGTAAGGTATTAAGTAAAAAAATAAGTAGACTAATAGAGCGGAGGCTAAAAAAAATACTTTAATTTTAGGCTATGCAAAGGGTATTAATAGAGGGAATTTTAGCGAGAATAGCGGCAGAGCTGCCACAATTTAAAACCGTGGACCTATACAACGACCAATTTACAAAGCAGGACACAGGGGTAATAGATTCTTTTGCATTTCCGGCGCTTTTCATATCGTTTCCAGACGGGGCAGAGTATAAAAATTTTACCGCTGGAGTACAACAAAGCGAAGATGTAACGGTACGCTTTTACATAGCGGACCAATTAACAAAAAGCCGGCTATCTATAAGCAAAACGGTTTTAGAGGTTTTAGATTTAAAACAAACGGTTTTCTCTAAGTTTCAAGGCTGGAGCGATACCGGGATTAAAACTTTTAGCCGTATATTTGAGGAGACGGACGAGGACCGAACAAATTACTATGTGTTTGTGCAGGATTATAAAGCGGGAGTAATTGACGCTAGTAAATATACAGACCAGGGGACGCCTGTAACGTTAACTTTTAACTTAACGCCAGAGGTAATAATTAACCCTTTAACGGACGACGATATAAGGACCGCTAAAGACGTAAACGACAACTAAAAAAATGGCTAGGACTATCCAACAAATACAAAACGAAATTATAGCAGCAGTACAAGCGGACCCGACTTAAGCGGGCTTTACTAGTATTTCTGCGGTGGCTTTTTGGCGGCTAATCACTAGAGTAGTAGCCGAGGCTATAGAAACAGAGGAGCAGCTAAACGACTTACTTAGGTTAGAACTAGAGCAAATAGCTAGAGAGGCGGTTCCTGGGACGGCGGACTGGCTACAAAAAAGGGTTTTAGAGTTTCAATATGACGCTTTAAGCCCACAAGTAGTGCAAGTAGTAGACGGCAAAGTAACTTATCCGGTAGTAGATGCGTCTTTAAGGATAGTTACCAGAGCGGCAGTAAAAGAACAATCTAACGGGCGGGTACTTGTAAAGGCGGCAAAAGACGACGGCTCGGGGGGTATTATACCGTTAACGGCTCCAGAAATAAGCGCCTTAGAGGGGTATTTATCCCGTTTAGGTTTTGTAGGTATTCCTATAGATACCTCTAGTTTAAATGCGGACAGAGTGGCTATTTCAGTAGGAGAAATTTATTATTTTAAACAATATAACCCGGTAACAGTAAAGGCTAATATAATAACCGCTTTAAATGAGTATTTAAAAAATATTTCAGTTGATAATTTTAGCGGCATAATAGTTAGGGCTGATTTTATAGACACTATACAAGCAGTTGAGGGGGTAAGCGGTTTAAATTCTCAATTCTTTTTAATTACCTCTAGGAAAGCTACCGAGGCGGTTAATACAAACCCTATTATACAAGTTCAAAAAGAGGCCGCGGCCGGTTACGCCACAGAGGAGGACACTCCAGGTTTTACTTTTGACGATATTATAGTAATGACACCTAGCGACCAAACGCCGAATATATAAGATGAGTATTTATAATATAAATTTCGCGGACTTTGTTATAGATTATTTACCCCCCGACAAAAGGGAGCCGGTAAATAAGTCTTTTATAACGGCGCTATTAGCTCCCGTTCAAACTTTACATAACGATACTTTTTTTACGTTCAAGCCTTTAATAGAGGAGCAAACTAAGCATAACGGGCAGCGTATTTTAATGGAGTCTATTTTAAACGACACTTTTGGAGTAACGGCGGCGCCTCTTATTTATATAGATAATTCCGGGGACAATATAACCCCTTTAGATTTGTTTAATGAGAGCGAAGGTTTCGCGCCTTTATTTCTTTTTAACGAGAGCGAGGCGGAGCCTCCTACTTATTTTTATAACGAGTCGGAGGTTACTAATAATAGAGAATTTATAGTTTACGTACCTACGGCGGTTTATGCTGCGGTAGGCGAACCAGCAATTAAAACAGAGGTAGACAGGTTAAGGCCTTACTCTACATTTTATACAATAATTCAATACTAAAGTAATGGCAGTAGCAAAACTAAAAACGCCGGTTTTTATCAATAACTCTAACGAGTTAGAAACTGGGGGCGCTCCGATATTTGCGGACGATATTTTAAGAGTTCAAGAAAACAATACGGCGGACTATTTAAATTTTTATGATGCGTTTAGGCGCGTACTTCCTTTATTATCGGTCCCTACCGGTCCGGCTTTTCAAAGCGCCTTAATATTGGCGGGGTTAGAGTACGACAATACAGACCCAGAAAATCCAATAGTAAGCGAGGGCTATATTTTAAGCGGCGGCCGTATTTGTTACTTCCCAGGAGGCACTTATAACACCGGAGCGATTAACCCTGGTCTTTTGTATATATTCAAAGGAGCGGACACCGTAACTAACCGAGTATTTGACGACGGAGGCAGTAAACCTATTTTAGTAGAGCATTTAGCTATAGCAGAACTAGGCGAGATAGTGGGGGGCGTTTTACAGATGCCAGCGGCTACAACTATAACAAGTTTTGACGAGGTAGCGGTTTTACAAATTGGATTACCTAACGACTTTAAAGGCGAGGACTACTTTACAGTTAACACGGCTATAGGGGTTACCGGTTTAGGCGTTCACTTGACAGAAATTCCTTTTTCGGCGGCGTCTAACTTTTTGGTTAGTGTGTCAGTAGGTACTATTTTACCTTACTTAATAAGTAGAGTAGATAAAAACGGTTTTACAGAGATGCGAGGGTCTGTAAAAGTTTTAGCAGGAATACAAACTTCTTCACCGCTTCAACTTTTTAGGTTTCCCCAGTCAAATATTGGGATATTTGGACCTATTCCTATTTTTGCCGAGTTTTCGGACAGTTCCCTAGAAAGACCGTCTTTAACTATAGACAGTAACGGAGACGTATTTATGACAGAGCCGTCCGGAGGGTGGCCAGGCGTTGACTTTGAAATAATTTTCAACTCAATCGTATATGGAAGTACTACACCGCCTACTGGATATACTTACAATAGGGCTACTTTAGATATTACTTAATTGTCTTTGCAGTCTGGATGGTTAGCAAAATAAAAGTCCATTAACTCCCTAAGTATAGCGGAGTTACTGACGTCTTTTTTATTTTTCAGTCTTTCAAATAAGATGCGGCGGCGGCCGTGGATTAGTACTTTAACTTCGGTTTTTTTAATAGACATATCTTTTTATTTGGGCTATTCTGGTCCAACTATAACCAAAAGAGGGGGGTTTTACTTGTAAAAGTAACTAATTTAGTCCTAATATGAATAGTTTTGACTATATAACTAATTTCGCTAGCGGCGTTAAGTCCGCTAAGGTTTCTATAAGACGCCCTATTTCACAGGACGGCGTTAAGGGAATTAACGGCGACAATTTCGCTAAAGAGCTAGAGTTTTTAGCGGCTCAAGGAGTTGAGGAGGTTACTATAGATATTAATAGCGTAGGCGGTTCAATTAAAGAGGGTTTTAGCATATTTAGCGCTATAAAAGACGCTCCATTTAAAACAATAACTAGAGTGATAGGTTTAGCGGCTAGTATGGCCGGTATAATTTCGCAAGCTGGCGACCATAGGGTAATAGTGGACTTTGGCTTATTTCATGCTCACGGCCCACAGGTTCCAAAAGGGGCAAAGGTAGACGCTACACTATTAGACAAAATGTTAGGCAGCTTAAAGACTATGATAAGCGCAAAGGCAGAGTTAAGCGAGGCAAAGGTTAGCGAAATGCTAAGCAAAGAGACGGTTTTAACGGCGGTAGAGGCTACGGAAATGGGCTTTTTTGACGAAATAGAACAGACTAGAGGCATTAAGCCAGAGTTAATAATATCTAACGACATAGAGGCGTTATTTATGGCAACCAATAAATTTTTAATCAATAACAATAAAATGGATAAATTAGGTACACTTTTAGCGATAGAAAACGCTACAGAGGAGCTAGTTATTAGCTCCGTAGAAACTTTACAAGCTGAGGCGGCTAAAGTTGAGGGATTAACTAACGACTTAGAGGCGGAGGTTTCAAAAGTTGAGGGATTAACTAACGACTTAGAGGCGGTTAAAGCTGAAAAAGAGGCGGAGGTTTCTAAAGTAGCGGAGCTAGAGGCTAGCTTAACAGAGCTTAAAGGACAAGCGGCTACAGAGTTAATAGAAAACGCGGTAAAATTAGGTAAGATTAAGGCGGACGTTTCCGAGTCATGGATTACGGCAGCTACTAACGACTTAGAGGGTACTAAGATACTTTTAAGCGGGGTTACTACCTCAGTTAAAGCGCCAGACTTGACAAACGAAATTAATCCAGACGAAAAGGAAAGCCGTAAAGATTGGGATTTTCAAAAGTGGGGACAAGAGGACCCAAAAGGATTAGAAGAAATGAAAAATAAAACGCCTAAGAAGTTCGACGACTTGTTAGGGGCTTATTTAGAATCATAAAAATATTTATTAACAACAAACAATTTAAAAAATGGCTGAACAAATAGTACAATTATTTAGCAAAGACTTACAAGAGAATTTATTCCCAAAGAATGAATTTTATAAGCAATCAAAAGTAGACGGTAATATCGGGGCAAAATTCGGAACTGTAGAAGTACCACAAGCGGGCGCTACTCCAGGGATTACCTTAAACCCTTCCTCTTTTCCATTGACTCCGGCACAAAGAACGGACGACGTAAAAGTTTACACAGTAAACAACTACGCTACTGACCCTATCCATATAGAGGACGTTAACGAAATCGTTACAAACTACTCTAAAAGAATGGACATTTTAAAAGACCACACTAAAGCGCTTAATACAAGAATTGCAGAGGAAATGGCTTTTTCATGGTCACCTACTTTAGCATCACAAAAGAATTTTACTACAGGAACGGCAGACGCTACGGCACTAGCTCCAGGAGCAACAGGAACGAGAAACTCTTTAACTAGAGAAGATTTAAGCGACTTAGCTATCAAGTTCGATATTGACGACGTAGCAAGCGACGAAAGAAACATTTTAGTTGACGCGAGACTATACGCTCAACTATTAAAAATCGACTCTTTTATTAACTTTGACTATGTTAATAGAAAGCCAACAGTAGACGGTCAAGTAGGCGAGCTTTTCGGAATGAAAGTATTTAAAAGGTCTAGCGCTACTTATTACGATGCGGCAGGAGCTAAAAAAGCGGTAGGAGCTGCAACGGCGGTAACTGATAACTTAGGAATTTTAGCATGGTCTGACAGCTACGTAAGACGAGCAGAGGGAGCGGTAAAAGTATATGCAGACATGGACAACCCACTTTATTTAGGGTCTATCTTTAATGCTGCGGTAAGAGCCGGAGGAACTGCGGGTAGAAACGACGAGAAGGGAGTTTACGCTTTAATCCAGGCATAATGGACAAGCTAGAGAAAATAGCTAAAAGGTATTTTAACAAGTCGGAGGTAGTATTTATTACCTCCGACGGGTTAGCCTTTTTGGAATTTCCTTTTGCGGAGCGGCACGCGCATAAAAACGGCCTAACAATTAACGAATTTAAGAAACCTAAAAAAGCTAAAAGAAATGGCACTAAATAAGGTTACATTTAATATAAATACCGCCGGACTAGGCACGCCTTTAGCATCTAAGGACCATATTAGCGGGGTAGTATATTATAACGATACTCTACCGGCTGGCTTTACGGCGTCGGATAGAATTAAAACAGTTTTCTCTTTACAAGCTGCGGAGGCTTTAGGGATTATAGAGGGGTCTGTAGACCACGGGACAGAATGGTATCATATTAGAGAATTTTTCGAAAAACAACCGAGCGGCGAGCTTTGGATTGGTTATTTTGACGTACCAGTAGGAGCGCCAGACTTTGTAGAGGTAAAAACTTTACAGGACACGGCTTTAGGTACTATAAGACAAGTAGGAGTTTATTTCGTGGAGGCGGTTTTTGCTACTTCACAGGTTACGGCTTTACAGGCGGTAGCTACTACTTTAAAGAGCGAAAGCAAGCCTTTATCTATCCTTTATGGTCCAGATATTAGTCTTACTAGTGATTTATCACTATTGCCAGATTTAAGGACTTTAACGTCGCCTAATGTTTCGGTATGTATCGGACAGGACGGAAACGCAAAAGGGGCGGCTCTAGCGGTTTCTACTGCAAAGTCTGTAACTGATATGGGGGCTAAATTGGGCGCGGTTTCTTCTGCTAACGTTAACGAGTCTATTAGTTATTACGAAAAGTTCCCAATGGTTACAAACGGGCTAGAGTTCGATGTTGCTCACTTTGCGAACGGCGACGACGTAACCCTGGCGGCTACAGCACTAGTTGAAGCGATAGACGATAAGGGATATAATTTTTTAGTTAAAGAAGTTGGTTTTACTAACACTTTTAACAATGACTCTTACACGTCTGCGGCAGTTACTAACGACTTAGCGACAATAGAAAACAATAGAACAATCTTGTGATTTTAAATCTGTTGCCACAGCTACTTGAATTTTTAAACAGCCTTTTTGTGTTGGGTCAGTGCTGCTTAATGCCATGACAATGGTTAATTTGCACAAAA